ATTTACGCCGGGGCGGTCGCTGGAGCTGCTGGCGAAACGTGGTCGTGGGCGGCGGCTATTCAGGCGACGGGCATTGTCCCGCTGATCGAGCTGATTGTCCTGGCGGTCGCAGCCCTGGTAATCGGAATCATCGAAGCCTACAAGCATGTGGGCTGGTTCCGCGCAGCGGTCGACGGCGCCTGGACCGGAATCAAGGTCGCAACCCTCGCCCTGTGGAATTTCGTCCTGAAGCCAGCTTTCGAAGGCATCTGGTGGGCGATGAAGAAGATAGGCGACATAGCCGTATGGCTCTGGCAGCACGCCATCGGACCCGCCTTCAAATTCATCTGGGAAGCCGCAAAGATCCTCGCGACGATCCTGATTATCCTGGTCATCGGCCCCATGTACCTGGGCTTCAAGGTGCTGGGAACGGTCGCCCTGTGGCTCTGGCATCACGCCTTCAAGCCCGCGTTTGGGTGGATCGGCGGGGCGGCTCTAGGCCTGTGGAACAGCGTTATGAAGCCCGTCCTCGGGTGGATCGGCGACAGAATCGCGTGGCTGTGGAAGAACGTCGTGAAGCCCAATTTCACGGCCATGAAGCTGATATTCCGCGCACTGGGGGACGTCGGAAGCTGGCTCTGGAAGAACGCCCTGAAGCCGGTATTCGGGTTCATCGCCGACGGCGCAGAGGTGTTGTGGAAGTACGGCGTAAAGCCGTGGTTCGACTTGCTGAAGAAGGGCGTCGGCCTCGTCGCAGACGCCTTCAAGGCAGCAAAGGACAACATCAAGACGCAGTGGGACGCGCTGAAGTCCATTGCCAAGACGCCGATCAAGTTCATCATCGACCACGTGTACAACCGTGGAATTCTGCCTCTGTGGAATCGCGTCGCGGATATCACGGGCGCCCACAAGTTGAAGCCGATGGACCTGGAAGGGTTCGCAACTGGCGGCATCATGTCCGGCTATTCGCCGGGACGTGACGATCGCATTATCGCCGTCGGTGGTGGCGAAGCGGTGATGCGGCCGGAGTGGACGCGCGCAGTCGGCGCAGACCGGATCAACTCGTGGAACGCAGCAGCCCGTTCAGGCGGCGTCAGTGGCGTTCAGCGTGCCATCGGTGACGGAATGCCCGCGTTTTCGCTGGGCGGCGTCGTCGACGACATCTGGGGCGGTCTGAAGAAGGCCGGCGGGACGATCGCCGACGGCGTTTCGGGCGCAGCGGACTTCATCACGAACCCCGACAAGGTGTTCAGCGCAGCGTCCAAGTGGGTGCAGTCGGTCATGCACAAGTTCGCGTCCTCCAAGTGGGGGCAGATGTCGACGGACATCCCGATCGGGATGCTGAAGAACCTGAAGAACTCCATCTTCGGTGGCTCTGACGGCACGCCTACCGGCCCCGCGACAGGCGGCGTCGGACGTGCGCTCCTGTGGGCTCGCACGCAGGCTGGGAAGCCGTACCAGTGGGGCGGAGCGGGAAACCCCTCCTTCGACTGTTCGGGCTTCATGGGCTCGATTCAGAAGGTCATTCAAGGCCTGAACCCGCTTGGCCGTGTCTGGTCGACGGCTAGCTTCCAGGGCAGCAACGCCCCCGCGGGCTGGGTGAAGAACCTCAACTCGCCGTTCCGTATCGGCGTGACCAACGCCGGGGTCGGCCACACGGCCGGCACGCTCGCGGGCGTCAACGTCGAATCCAGGGGCGGACGAGGCGTGATCGTCGGATCCGGCGCCCGCGCCTGGAACGACCCGCTGTTCCCCGCGCACTACGGCTTCGCTCCCGCCATGGGCGCGAAGCTCTACGACGACGGTGGCTACCTGCAGCCCGGCATGAATCTCATTGCCAACGGCACAGGCAAGCCCGAACCCGTCTTCACCGCCGGCCAGTGGGACGACATCCGGACCGCGAAGACCAGCAGCCCGTCGGTTCAGGCCGACGTCAAGGTCTACGTCGGCGACCGCGAAATCACGGACATCGTGCGCACGGAAGTCGTCGCGCGCGAGGCGTCCACCGCCAGAGCGATCCGCATAGGAAGGGTGATCTGATGGACGACCAGGACGGCGAGGCACCTGTCTTCACGGCCCCGGTCGTGACACCGGAACCTGACCCTGACGTCCAGCCCCGGCGGGGCGAGCCTGGCGCGACGGGTGAGAGCCTGTGAGCGTCAGCACGAACCTTCTGCCAGCTAACACGGCCGGACTGGATACCGACGTCAGCGGCTGGACCGCGGGCAGCAACACGACCATTGTGCGGACGACGAGCCGCTACTACATCACCCCGGCGTCGCTGCAGCTCACTGCGACGGCGTCGGGGGCTGTGGCAGCAACCACGTCAGCACGCGTACCGGTGACCGCTGGGGCGGAGTACACGGCATACGCGTACTTCTCACAGGCCACGGCTACGGCGGGACGCACGGCGTCTGTGTCCGTGTCGTGGTACTCCGCGGTGACAGGCGGGACGGCGCTGTCGACGTCGACGAGCCCCTTGGGCGTCCTGCTGACGTCGTCTACCGCCTGGCTGACTCCGCCGCCGATCCTCATCGCCACGGCGCCGGCCGGAGCCACGTACGCAGCAGTCACGATCACCGTGGCCGGACTCAGTGCGAGCGCCGTCGTCTACGCGGACGTGATCAGCTTCGGCCCCCCGAACACGCTCGCTGGCAACCTCCTGCCGTACAACACGCAGGGCAGCGAGGTCAGCATCTCGGGATGGCAAAACCTCTGGCAAACGACCCTCGTAAGGTCGGCTGAGCAGTCGTACGAGGGTTGGTACTCGCTCAAGTTGACTGGCTCCATCACGGGTACTGTCCGGGCCGGCATGGTGACCTCCGTTGCCGTGACGGCGGGGACGGAGTATCTGGGCTACACGTGGGCGTATGTACCGCGTAGCGGCGCTGAGTTCCACATGAGTATTCGGTGGTACGACTCGACTGACACGCTGCTGTCGGCCACCTCGCAGACTTCGACGATCACCACTGCGTCGACGTGGACGCGATGCGCCGCAATCGGCGTCGCTCCCGCGGGCGCCGTGGCTGCTCGTCTTGTGCTGGAGTTCGTGACGATCAGCGGCGGCGAATACTGGTGGTTCGATCAGATGGCACTCATGCCGTCGCCGATCCTCGCCGGGAACCTGCTCGGGTACAACGCGCAGGACATCGAGGCGGACGTGACCGCCTGGAGCGCGACGTCAGGCTGCACCATCGCGCGGACGACGACCCGGGCTGTCGGGGGCGTGGCCTCCATGCAGGTGACGGCGAGTGGGGCATCCGATCCGACGGTCAGCCTCGTCGATACCGTGCCAGTCACCCCACGACAGGCATACAAGATCGTCCCGAACGTCTACCACGCCGTGTCGGGGACGAGCGTCGTCGTGGACATGCTCTTCACGTGGTTCGACGCAGACGGCGTGATCCTGGAGAGCAACTACAGCCGATGGACGACGAGCGCCGCAGCCGGTTGGTACGCGCCCATCGGCAGCGCCGTGGCGCCGGCAAACGCCGCGACCCTGCGCGCAGGGATCCGAATCGTCGGAGCTGCGACCGGCGCCGTGTTCAACGTGGACAGCGTCCTCGTCGCAGCAGGTGGCCTAGGCGTGATCGCGGACCTGATCGACGGTGTCTACGGCACGGCGATCAGCATGCAGGGGCTGACGACCAACGGATACACCTCGTGGGGTCTCTGGCGGATGCTGGAGGACGGCTCCATGACTCCCGTACGCGGGAGCAGCGGGGATCTGGATCAGGTCACCGTGACGTCGGACCTGGCCGTTGCGGAGGACTACGAGGCACCACTAGGCGCCCGCATCAGCTACTACCTGAAGATCTGGACGGGGTCGGCCTACCTCGCGACGACGTCGGAGGCTGTGGTCATCCCGGAGCCAGGTGACACGGAAGTCGTCATCAAGGATCCGTCCTTGCCAGCTCGCTGGACGCAAGCCGTCGTTGCCCGGGGCGGCATGCCGGACTGGACGAGGTCCGCGAGGCAGGGCGTCAACCCGGTGCGAGGACGTGCCCGGCCCGTCGTCATCAGCGACGTCCGCACGTCGCGCGCTGGGACGCTGAGCCTCGTCACTGAGACGCAAGACGATCTAGACACCATGTGGTGGCTCCTGGATACCGGGAACACGCTCCTGATCCAGTGGCCGTCGGAGTGGGGCGAGCGTGACGTCTATGTCCAGGTGGGCGACGTCACGGAGGCGCACCTCGCGGAGTACGCCGGGTACCGCGACCGGGCCTGGAGCGTCCCTCTGACGGAGGTGGACCGGCCGATCAACGGCATCACGGGATCCGCCGACCGCACCTGGCAAGACGTCCTTGACGACAACGCCGACTGGCTGGCGGTACTCGCGACCGCGGACACCTGGCTTGACGTCTACACCGGAGTACAGGGGGGCTGATGTACGCCGTATCTGCTCGGTTCCTCCAGGCCCTGACAACGTCGCACTCCATCACAGTCCGCGCGCAAGCGTTCTACGAGGGATCCCTGACCGTCGCCGACCTCCCGATTCAGGACGGGTCGGTGACGGTCGACCGCGGGTCGAAGGTGCGGCGAACTCTCTCGCTGACGGTCAGCAATCCAAAGTATTTGCCATGGGATCCACTGGACCCGCTGGCTTCCTATGGGCAGTCGCTCGTGATCACACGAGGTATCCGTTTTTCCGGCGGAGTCGTGGAGGAAGTGCCCTTGGGCACGTTCCGTATCGACGAGCCGCAGGGAGACGTGCACTTTGGGCCGGTAACGCTGACAGGTCAGTCGTCGGAATGCTACATCGTCGACGACAAGTTCCTGACCCCGAAAACAACGCGTGGCTACTCGACGTGCGTTGACGCTATTACGGCCCTGATCCGGGAAACGCTACCGGATTCCGTAATCGTCAACTCAACGTCTGACAGCCGCAATCCAGCGTGTGCGATCACGACGTGGGATGCAAACGCGGACCGTTGGGACGCCGTTCGGCAAATAGCCCTGGCAATGCAGGCAGAGATTTACGTCGATGCCCTGGACCGTTTCGTGATCGCAGACGTTCCGGAAGTGTTGTCCTCCCGTGTTGTGTGGGACATCGCGGAGGGAGGGGGCGGAACGCTGATGTCCGCCGCTCGTCAGATGTCGAGAACGGACGTTTATAACGCCGTTGTCGCGTCCGGCGAGAACACGGCATCGAACGTCGCGCCCGTCAGTGCCGTTGTCTACGACGACGACCCACTGAGCCCGACTGTGTGGGGCGGCCCGTTTGGCAAGGTCCCAAAGTTCATCTCCTCATCCCTTTGGACGACGGTCGCGGCATGCCAAGCGGCGGCGGAGTACACGCTCTTCGACGCAATAGCGCCTAACGTGGCCACCTCCATCGACTCCATTCCTAACCCGGCACTCGACGGCGGAGACTGCCTGCGCATTTCCTACGCCGACCGGAAGGAGCTTTTCATCCTCCAGTCCGCGTCGATCCCGCTGACGGCAGACGGTTCGTTCGCGGTGAGCCTGCGTGGGGGCAAGGAGGACGACTCATGACCCCTGAGACGCTCGCTGACGCCGTGAAACAGGCTGCTGGCCGCGCAGTGACGCAGGAGGCCGCAGGCTGGCGCCTGGCGACGGTCACGGCCGCCTACACGGACGGCACGGTCGACATCACGACGGCACACGGTCCGGTAGCCAAGGTGCGCCGGCTGAAGAGCTATACGTCACCAGCCGTCAATGACCATGTCGTGGTGCTGA